GCAGAAGCCCCGGTACTCGGCAGAAGAAGAACAGATGCTGATGAGTCAGCTTTGGAGTCCGTCTATCAAGGACGACCCCGAGGCGTTCGTGTTGTTTGCGTTCCCTTGGGGGCAGAAGAACACACCGCTTGAGCACTTCAAGGCGCCACGGGCGTGGCAGCGTAAGGCGCTGCGCAGGATAACGGAGTTCATCCGCACCAACAGGGGCAAGCTGACCAACGGGGAACTGATTGAAGCACTGCGCAGGGCCGTGTCGTCTGGACGGGGTGTGGGGAAGTCTGCCCTTGTGTCGTGGCTGGTGCTGTGGATGCTGACCACACGGATAGGCAGTTCCGTCATCGTGTCGGCTAACAGCGAGAACCAGTTGCGTAAAGTGACGTGGGGTGAGTTGACCAAGTGGGTCACGATGGCGATCAACGCGCACTGGTGGGAGCCGACAGCCACGAGCCTGAACCCTGCCAACTGGTTGACTGAACTGGTCGAGCGTGACTTGAGGAAAGGCACCCGGTACTGGGGAGCCGAGGGTAAACTGTGGAGCGAGGAGAACCCAGACGCCTATGCCGGTGTCCACAACATGGACGGCATGATGGTGATCTTTGACGAGGCCAGCGGTATTCCCGACTCGATCTGGTCCGTGGCTGCGGGCTTCTTTACAGAGAACATCTTGGACCGGTACTGGCTGGCGTTCAGCAACGGTCGTCGCAACACCGGGTACTTCTACGAAGCGGTGGACGGGGGTAAGCGGGACTTCTGGGAGAGCGAGAAGATCGACGCCCGCACAGTCGAGGGCACCGACAAGTCGATCTACCAGCAGATCATCAACGAGTACGGTGAGGACTCAGACGAGGCGCGGGTCGAGGTCTACGGTGACTTCCCCAAGAGCGGCCAAGACCAGTTCATCGCACCGCACCTTGTTGATGACGCCATGAAGCGGCCACTGCACAAGGACATGACCGCGCCCATCATCATCGGCGTTGACCCGGCCCGGGGCGGCATGGACAGCACCGTGATTGCCGTGCGCCAAGGGCGGGACATCGTGGCGATCAAGCGGTTTAAAGGCGAGGACACCATGAGCGTGGTGGGCCACGTCATTGATGCGATCGACGAGTACCGGCCAGCGTTGACTGTGATCGACGAGGGTGGTCTGGGCTACGGCATCCTTGACAGATTGACCGAGCAGAAGTACAAAGTGCGCGGGGTCAACTTTGGCTGGAAGGCCAAGAACCCGATCATGTGGGGCAACAAGCGGGCTGAGATTTGGGGAGCCATGCGCGACTGGGTGAAGACCGCCAGCTTGCCGCAAGACCGGCTACTTAAGAACGACCTGACCGGCCCCATGAAGAAGCCCAACTCGGCGGGCACGATATTTTTGGAAGGCAAGAAAGAGATGAAGTCACGAGGAGTTGCATCGCCCGATGCCGCTGACGCGATTGCCGTCACTTTCGCCTTCCCTGTTGCACACCGGGAGTACAATTCCCGCACTGTGCAGCGTTCCTACAACGGCAGCGCAGGCGTCACAACATCATGGATGGGTAGTTAAATGAGTCTTCGTGCAATGCAGAACTGCTTGATCATCAAGCGTGACGTTGAAAAACACCCACTTTTTGTGCTCCCACTCGACGAGAGTGGGGAAACGGGCATCGTGGTATCAGCCGGACCAGACTGCAAAGAACTGAAATCCGGGGATCACGTATACTTTGGGGTAGGGCAAGAATTTGCGCACGGTGGCACCAAGTACGTTGTCATCCGCGAACCCCATGTTTTAGGAGTCTTGAATGGCTGATCCTACCGGCATCGTAGCCGCAGCAGCAGTTGCTGTCGGCGGCTCGGCCAAAGACCAGAGTAACGCCAGCGTTTTGGCAACCGCACGAGCACGACTTGATCTGGCGGTGTCTGCGCTGTCCGAATCGCGTGAAGACGAGATTGATGACCTGCGGTTTTATGCCGGATCGCCCGACAACCACTGGCAGTGGCCCGCCGATGTGCTGGCAACCCGTGGCGCGGTGCAGGGTCAGACCATCAACGCCCGTCCCTGCCTGACAATCAACAAGCTGCCGCAGCACGTTCGTCAAGTGACCAACGACATGCGGCAAAATCGCCCCGGTGCCAAGGTCATCCCCGTGGACGACAAGGCCGATTTGCAGGTTGCCGAGGTGCTCAACGGCATGATTCGCCACATCGAGTACATCTCCGATGCTGACGTAGCCTATGACACCGCCTGCGAGAACCAAGTGGCCTATGGCGAGGGCTATATTCGCCTTTTGACCGAGTATTGCGACGAAAACACATTCGACCAAGACATCAAAATTGGCCGTGTTCGCAACAGTTTCTCGGTCTACATGGACCCAACAATCCAAGACCCTACCGGTGCAGACGCCAAATGGTGCTTTGTGACCGAAGATGTCACCCGGGACGACTATGAACGCATGTATCCTGATGCAGCGCCTATCACAACGCTGCAATCGCTGGGCGTTGGTGACCAGTCCATCTCAAATTGGCTGAACGAAGACACTATTCGCATCGCCGACTACTATTACATCGACTACGACCGCACAACCCTCAATTTGTACCCCGGCAATGCCACGGCATTTGAGGGCACACCCGAGGACAAGATGCTGCGGATGACGTTTGGCAAGCCAAAACGCTCACGCGAGGCAGATCGCCCACGTGTGCGCTACTGCAAGATCAACGGCTACGAAATCCTTGAAGAAAACGAGTGGGCGGGCAAGTGGATTCCCGTGATTCGCATTGTCGGCAACGAATTTGAAGTCGATGGCCGCTTGTACGTGTCGGGCTTGGTGCGAAACGCCAAGGATGCCCAGCGCATGTACAACTATTGGGTGTCGCAGGAAGCTGAAATGCTGGCGCTGGCCCCCAAAGCGCCGTTCATCGGCTACGGTGGTCAGTTTGAGGGCTACGAGGAAAAGTGGAAGACCGCCAACACGACCAATTGGCCGTATTTGGAGGTCAACCCTGACGTTACAGACGGTCAGGGCGCTGCACTGCCACTGCCCCAGCGGGCACAGCCCCCAATGGCCTCCAGCGGCCTGCTGCAAGCCAAATCGGGCGCATCCGAAGACATCAAGTCCACCACAGGTCAGTACAACGCATCGCTCGGCCAAGGCGGCAACGAGCGTTCAGGTAAAGCCATCATGGCGCGCCAGCGCGAAGGCGATGTCGGCACGTACCACTACGGTGACAACCTGACTCGCGGTGTGCGCCACATCGCACGTCAACTGGTTGACCTGATCCCCAAGATTTACGACACGCAGCGCGTGGCCCGAATCATTGGCGAAGACGGCGTGACCAAAATGGCAAAGATCAACCCCGAGCAGGAAGAACCCGTGCGCGAGGTGCGTGACCAAGAAGGCATCGTCATCGACAAAATCTACAACCCCGGTGTGGGCAAGTACGATGTCGTGGCAACCACAGGTCCGGGCTACGCCACCAAGCGCCAAGAGGCACTTGATGCAATGGGCCAACTGTTGCAAGGCAACCCGCAACTGTGGGCTGTGGCCGGTGACCTGTTTGTCAAGAACATGGACTGGCCCGGGGCGCAGGAAATGGCAAAACGCTTTGCCAAGACTATTGACCCCAAACTCATTGGCGATGACCAAGAGTCACCTGAGTTGCAAGCTGCCCAGCAGCAGATTCAGGCGATGGGTCAGCAGATGGACCAGATGGTCGGGATGCTGGAGAACGTCAAAAACTCCGAGATTGCCCGCACCAACGAAATCAAAGAGTTTGAGGCGATGGTCAAGGCATACGCTGCTGAGACACAGCGCATCTCGGCTGTCCAAGCTGGCATGACCGAAGAACAGATTCAAGACATCGTGATGGGCACCATCGCGGCTGCAATGGACACCGGTGATTTGGTGTCCGGTATGCCCCAGATGCCACCGATGCAGGAGCCGCAGATGCCCGAAATGCCGATGCAACAACCTGAAATGGGAGCACCACTGTGAGCAAATGCACTTGCGCAGACTTCATGGGGATGCTGTTCTTGGCCCGAGATGTGGCGCACAGCGTCCATCTCAACACCCGCAGCTTCTCCAAACACGAGGCGCTTAACATCTTCTACAACCGCATCGTGGGTGCGGCAGACGATTTTGCTGAAACGTACCAAGGCCGTCATGGCTTGATTGGCCCCATTTCGTTACAATCGGCCAAAAAGACCACCAACATATTGGAGTTTTTGCAAGACTCGCTCAAGCAGGTTGAAGAAGCCCGCTACGAGGTGTGCAGCAAAGACGACAGCACGTTGCAGCAATTGATCGACAACATCATTGAGGTCTATTTGCGCACGATCTACAAGTTGAGGTTTTTGGCATGACACCCTACGTTTCTCAAACCCAGTACGGTAAAAACGAAGATTTTGCCTTGCAGGTGTCTCGCGGGCAAATTCCCGGTCATCAAACTGTGCAGGTTTTTGGCTACAACGGGGATGTCGATCAAACTGAAGAATCGGTATGGCCTGATGGGGGCACTGTACCCCATCCAGCAACGGCTTCAGTGCTCAAAATTAGCTCTAGCAGCGCAGATGACGCAGCCGCTGGAACTGGTGCCCGCACG